GTTGATTTGGAGAGTTCCACATTTTAGTGTAAACAGTACAGGAACATATGGTTATCAATGTTCTGTTCATGCTAATATGTATGGGGATATAAGTTTATATGTCGTAGGATAGTGAAATAAAACCATGAATCTATTTGATGATTTGAATGAAAAAAATTATGTTCATTTCGCAATGAAATATTATGTAAATATTCAATGCACTTCAGTTGATGAATTCAACGAAGATTTGAACAAGATAAAATATGTAAAGAGATTGTTTAATCGGTTTCTTGAAACTGGTGAATTACGAATCAATTTGATAATGAATCATTTGATTGTAATTTATAATGTTTTTGAAACAGAGGCCGCAACTCGTATGTTGTTTTTTAGAGTAGAGAAAAAGTTTTATTCTATATTAAAACCATTTCTCCTTTTCATGGAAAGACTACCAGAAGTTGTAAGGGGTATTAATGGAAGTGATATTCGCACTAATGACATTCCTTTGAATGAAACTACAATCAAAGAATTAAGAAAGATAGAATAATGGGCATAATTGCATCAATAGGAAACATATACTTTGTCTATCAGTTTTTGAAGAAACTGGTAACTCCTTTTGAGAAGACAAAAGCATTTGAATTGGGTATTATTGATGAGAAGGGTAAGATTCTCAAGAGGCGAAGAGATTTAGATACAAAAGAAGAGAAAGAAGCATACAATCTTTCAGACACTTTGGTATGGAATCTCAAGAAGATTTTAGGTAAGATTCCTTTTGGGAAATCCAAACTTGCATCTTATGCGGCCGCACTTTGGTTGATTAAGGAACAGGATAATGGAAAAATATTTGTTTCCGAAAAGGAATTAGAAGCACAGTTTTTCGATTACTTTGAAAAATTACAAAGTGATGAATTATCTGAAAACGTATATGACAATATTACTGATAAAATTGCAATCGGTATCCTTCAAGCATATGATGAAGAACAAGTCAGTCATGCAAGGTTTCTTACACTTGCAAATGAATATACTGGTTTGACAAAGAAGTATATACAAGAAGAATTTCTCACAATGACTCTTCCTTTTGATGAAACAATTAATAGGGAATTTGAACAGTATGTAAACGAAGATACTCCTGTGACAGGCACAGTAGGTGTTGCAACAAGAGGATTTCCTTTAGGACAACCACCCAAAGGTGTAGTTATGAAAAGATTTGCAGGGATGGATGTGTTTGCAGTAAATCCTTCTCTTTATCCAAAATCTAATAATAAGAAAAAGAAGTATGATCGTTACAGTCGTTATGTTGGTGAGGATGATGCTGGTAATTATATTAGAATGTTCGCAAGAAAATATCCAAAGAAACCTATTATCGTAATGGATTCTATTACAGGATGTATGCAATTTTTAAGACATGGATTTGGAAAATGATGAAATTTAAAGAATATCTGCAAATAAATGCAGATGATTCAATCGAACAAGTCATGAATGGCGAGTGGATACTTAAATCAAGGACTACATGGAAAGCCACAGATGATAATGATAATACATTAGAGATACAAAATGATGGCCACGATCCAGAACTAAATGGAGAATCATGGTCGGTGCATAATAACACTTTTGCACCAAAAGCCTTTGCCTTTTTTTGTAAACAGTTCATAAAAGAAGCCAAACCATCAGAGGTAATTCATGCCAGAACAAGAATCTTTCCTACTACTTAAATCAGAAATACAAACTTTAAAAATCAAAGATGAGTATCGAACAAAAGAGTTAGATGCTTTGATGAAGAAGTTAGATAATTCTACTAACAAACTTAACGATTTGTCAGAAAATATTGGTAGATTGTTGACTGCTCAAGATGTCAACAAGACTAATGATAATGAATTTCGGGATGAAATGAAAATTCTACATACTCGTATAGGCGATCTTCAAGATAAAATGAATACGATGATTGAAAAGACAGAAACCAGAATGAATTCTGATGTAAATTTGATATCTACTAAATTAGAATCTCTTGAACGTTGGAGATGGATAACCATTGGCGCGGCCACTCTGGTTGCTTGGTTATTGACAAACGTTATTCCGAAAATAATACCTTAAAAATGTATTGACATTTTTTCCTGAGTGTGTTATAATAACACTATAACACTCAAATAAGATTTATATTATGCCATCATATATCGATACAAAGTACGTAAACTTACTTGCTTTGAGACTCCCTCTATTTAAGCGCAAGAATCAAGGATTGTACAATTTTCGTTGTCCTTTTTGTGGTGATTCTCAAAAGAGCAAAACCAAGGCTCGGGGATACTTTTATCAAAAACGCACAGACCTTTTTTATCGTTGTCACAATTGTGGCCAAAGTTCTACATTTTCCAATTTTCTTAAACAGTTCGATGGAGAAATGTACAAGGACTATTCTTTAGAGAGATATAAAGAAGGAATTACAGGAAAAGGTCAAAATACACCTGACCCCGAATTTCAAGTAGAGAAACCAAAGTTCCACACGAAAATTGATTTGCCGAGAATAGGTGATTTAGATGACAATCACTTTGCAAAAAAGTATTTGGTCAATCGAGCAATTCCTAGTCAGTTTTTGAATTACCTATATTATACAGAGGACTTTAAAGGTTTTGTTGAAAAAGTCGCAGAACGTGATTATGACCTCGCAAAAAATGAACAAAGAATTGTCATCCCCTTCTATGACTCAGATAAGAAATTAATTGCATTTCAAGGTAGAGCATTTACAAATTCTCTGCTTCGTTATATCACCATAAAGGTTCACGAAGATTCCTCAAAAATATTTGGACTAGATAGATTAGATATTACGAAACCTTTTTATATTGTAGAAGGGCCATTCGATTCTATGTTTCTTCCAAATTGTATTGCGATGGCAGGATCAGATGTCAATTTAAGTGATCGGTCTGATATTGTAAATGCAATGAATGAAGGAACAGGAATAATGATATTTGATAATGAACCTAGAAACAAAGAAATACTTTCTAGAATGAATAAGGTTATTGATAAAGGTTGGAAAATTTGTATCTGGCCAGATTCGATTACTTGTAAAGACATCAACGATATGATTCTTGCAAGTATCCAAGAATCAAGATTAATTGAAATAATAAATAAAAACACGTACAAAAGTCTATTCGCAAAAACACAGCTCGCCCTATGGAGAAAATCATGAACTCAAAAGATCCCATCACCCTGCCTACACAATACCAACAATTCATTCACTTATCACGATATGCACGATGGGATTACGATAAAAAACGAAGAGAAACATGGGGAGAAACGGTTAATAGATTTTTTGGTTTTTTTCAAGAACATCTTAAAGAGATGTGCAATTATGATTTGGACAATGGTGTTTTAGAAGAATTGAAAAATGAAGTATTGTCGTTGAACGTAATGCCTTCTATGCGGTGTTTGATGACTGCCGGAGATGCACTCCGCAAAGAAAATATCGCCGGATATAATTGTTCTTATGTTAAAATTGATAGCCCACGTTCTTTTGATGAAATCCTTTATGTTCTTATGAATGGAACAGGAGTCGGTTTTAGTGTAGAAACAGAACACGTAAATCATCTTCCAGCAATTGCAGAAGAATTTCATCCAACTGACACAACAATAGTTGTTGCAGATTCTAAACTTGGGTGGGCAAAGGCGTTCAAGGAATTGTTGAGTTTATTGTGGAGCGGGCAGGTTCCAAAATGGGATTTGACTAAAGTTAGAGAAGCGGGGAAACCCTTGAAGACATTTGGAGGTAGAGCATCTGGGCCTGAACCGCTAGATGATTTATTTTATTTTTCAACAAAAATATTTCAAGATGCAGCAGGAAGAAAACTCAAATCTATCGAATGCCATGATATTGTTTGCAAAATCGCTGAAATTGTTGTGGTTGGTGGTGTTCGTAGAAGCGCTCTTATTAGTCTTTCTGATTTAAACGATGGAGAGATGAGACACGCAAAATCTGGTCAATGGTGGGAACACAATGTCCAAAGAGCACTTGCAAATAATTCAGTCAATTACAAAGAAAAACCAGATACAGGAACTTTTATGAGAGAATGGTTATCTCTCTATGATTCCAAATCGGGTGAAAGAGGAATTTATAATGGAATGTCAGCAAAAAATCAAGTAGCATCATTAAACGAAAGAGAAAAAGATGGAAATGGAAAATATGTCACAAGAAGAGATCCTAGAGATGATTTCGGAACTAACCCCTGTAGCGAGATTATACTTAGAAGCAGAGAGTTCTGCAACCTTAGTGAGTGCGTTGTCAGAAGACATGACAGTATTGAATCTCTTAAAAAGAAAGTCAGAACTGCAACAATCCTTGGCACTTTCCAATCCACTCTTACCAATTTTAGATACCTTACCAAAGAGTGGGAAAAAAACTGTACTGAAGAAAGGTTATTGGGTGTCTCGCTCACCGGCATTTTAGATAATCCTTTAACAAATGGTAAGAAAAAAGGGTTAGAAACTCTATTAGAAGATTTAAGAAAGGTTGCGTATGAAACAAACAAAGAATGGGCAGACAAACTCGGAATCGAACGAGCAGCTGCAATCACTTGTGTCAAACCATCTGGTACTGTTAGTCAGCTTGTTGATAGTGCTTCTGGTATTCATGCCAGGCATAATCCTTATTATATCAGAACTGTAAGAGCGGACAATAAAGACCCCCTTTGCAAGTTCATGAAAGAGAGGGGATTTCCAAATGAACCCGATGTAACAAAACCAAAACATACAACTGTGTTTTCTTTTCCAATGAAAGGGCCAGATCAAGCAATTTATCGACAAGATATGACAGCGATAGACCAATTAAAACTCTGGATGACTTATCAGACTCATTGGTGTGAACATAAACCATCTGTTACCATTTCTGTCAAAGAAGAAGAATGGCCAAAAGTTGGTTCATGGGTGTGGGAAAACTTTGATACTATTAGTGGAATTTCTTTCTTACCTTTTAGTGAACATACATACAGACAAGCACCTTATCAAGACTGTACAAAAGAGGAATATAACAATGTATTGAAAACAATTCCTCAAGATATAGATTGGAAGGAATTATCACAATATGAAGAAGTGGATTATACAGTTGCATCACAAGAACTAGCTTGTTCCGCAGATGGTGGATGTGAAATAGTAGACCTTTAATTGGAACGATATGGAAGTCGAATCAGATATAGAATGTAATGCGTGTAATGCAACATATACTATGATGTATGAGGCAGATGATATTAGAGAAGAAGATGCTGCATTCCATTGTGCATTTTGTGGCATTTTAATGGAACCATATTATGAAAACCTTGACGAATTTTAAGTTTATCGCAGGAGTAGATTATTCATTAACTTCCCCGGCCGTCTGTGTTTCTGAAATAATAAATAATAGTATTGAATTTGAAAACTGTAAATTTCATTATTTGAAACAAACTAAATCGCAAGAGACTTTTGATAAGTTTTTTGCATATGAATATCCAGAATATACGGATGATATTGATAGATTTACAAAACTAGCAAATTGGACAATTGATTGTATACGTTGGTATGATGGAAGAGTAGAACATATTTACTTAGAAGATTATGCATTTGCAGCGACAGGAAGAGTTTTCAATATTGGAGAGAATACAGGAATACTCAAACAACATCTTAGAACAAATGGATTTCATTATACAACGATACCACCTACAGTAATTAAAAAACACGCCACAGGAAAAGGAAATGCTAACAAAGAACTAATGTACGAAACGTTTTTGACAGAAACCAATGTTGATTTACAGAGTCGTTTATCTCCAAGATCAACTAAAATTGCCAACCCTGTTTCGGATATCGTAGATTCATATTATATCTGCAAGACAGGATTTCAATTATAGGAAAACCATGTTATCCCCCAAAGAGCAAGAACCTTATTTAATTGAAACAAAGACCAAACAGACATTGAGATTTAGTAAAATGGAAGCAGATGACGAAGCAACATTTTTGCAACAGGCTGGTGAAAATGTGGAAGTACACCACAGAGGAATGTTACAGTATCGACTAAATGGAATATTTCAAGGAAATCTTTTTCAATAAAAAACTTGACATTGTTGATAGAAATTGTTATAATTATAGTATAATTAAAATAGTGAAAGAAGATTATGAGTTTAATGGTATTCGATGACTCTAAAATCGAACAGATAAAGAAACGGAACGAACAGGGCTCCGAAGAAAAATTTGATGTTGTAGAAGCCTCAGCAGAAGCAAAAGGCGGAAGTGAGTTAGTATATGCTCGAGTGAAGGAAAGAGTTCCAGAAGATGTTTGGAATTATTTCCAAGTCATACTTTCAAGAGTACGTGAATTAGAGGACAAACCAAAGATTCTCTGGTTTCAAGACACATCTCAAGATCCAGAAGTACAATTCCTCAAGAAAAAAGAAGAACGAGACAAATTTGAAAGATTTATATTTCCTTCTGATTGGTCATTGGAAAAATATCATCTTGATTTGGGAGTTGAATACGAAAAGAGCGTTGTTCTCAAGAATGCAATAGAACCAATTCCAGCACACACAAAACCAAAAGAGGGCCCAACCAGACTTGCATACATATCTACACCACATCGTGGATTGGATGTTCTCATTGCTGCATTTCGTGCGGCAAAGTTTGAGAATGTTGAACTTGATGTATATTCAAGTTTCAAGATATATGGGTGGGAAGATAAAGATAAAGATTGGGAACCATTATATAATGCTTGTAAAGAAACACCTAATGTGAATTATCATGGGTCTGTTTCTAACGAAGAAATTCGCACAGCACTACAACAAACACACATACTTGCATATCCTTCTGTATATAAGGAAACTGGATGTATTTCTGCAATCGAAGCAATGAGTGCAGGGTGTGTTGTAGTATGTCCGAATCTTGCAGTCCTTCCAGAAACTTGTGCAAACTTTGCATGGATGTACGGATATTGTGAAGACAAGTCCGATCATGCGAAGAAATTTGCATATGTACTGAAGGATGCAATTGACAACTTTTGGGAACCACCAGTTCAGGCTGGTCTTGGATTCCAGAAGCAATACTTTGATATGCACTACGACATTGATACTACTGCAAAGCAATGGACAATGATGTTAAGTACTATTAAAGATAATCTTGAATCTCAAAAACAAAAAAAATATCATGATAAAGAAAGTGAAAGTAGAAAGAAAACCGATGAAGATCAAAAAGACTCGTAAGATTTCAGAAGAACAACGAGAAGTGCTTCGGAAACGTATGTTAGAAATGCGTAAGAAAAGGAAGCCTGCTGAGTACAAGAATATAAGCAATGTCGTTCTTGCACTACCAGATGATGATACATATTCTTTCCAGAATGTGAAGGAATGGATTGTTCATAATAAGGCGGTAATTTCTGGTTTGAATTCGCAGATAAAAAGTAGAGGCGTTGGTGAAAAAGAAAAAAGAATGGCAGAGATTGATTCGGCATCTCGTAAAGCATATATTCGTTATTGCGAACATTACCTAAAAACTGGTGATTGGATTGGAATGTTCTCTGGCCAAGATGAAGAACATAAAGTGATTCCTAGATGTTCCGCAATGGCATATTACTCTGACGGTACTCCTAAGAGGTCTGTGGGGGTATTCTATCCCGATATTGGTGCAGTATGGACAAAGAATATGAACGAGTCAGAATTCGGAACATCGGAAGATTATGTTTCAGAAATTAAAAAAACTGTTGCAATGACAGACAAACAATTTACAGGAGATATGTAATGCCAGAATTTAACGTGCGAGAAACTTTTGAAGTTATCGGAAAGGCCAAGACAAGAGAAGAGAAACGTGATCTTCTAAAACAGAGAGAAAATTTTGCAACTAAAGCAATATTGCAATTGAATTATCATCCATCGGTAAAATGGTATTTACCGCCAGGAAGTCCACCATACACTCCTTCAACTGAAGGAGACATTACTTCTAATTCTCTTCATTTTGAAGTTAAGAAATTAGATTATTATACTGATCCAAGTCCACACGATCTTCCCATGCTTCGTAGAGAAAGTATGTTTGTTGGTTTACTTGAAAGACTTGATCCAGAAGATGCAAAACTATTGATTGCTGTGAAAGATAAAAAGTTATCCTATAAGGGATTGACCTATAAATTAGTCAAAGATACCTGGCCGGACTTACTTCCAGAAGAAGAAGTAAAACAGACAATTAAAGAAGAAGTGTCGGTTGAACAATAGAAACACCTAAATATAACTACATTTGGTTGAAATTGATATTTTATGAATTCTTTGAACTGATTTAATAACCAAAAAAAGGTACAAGTATGGTAAAGATAGTAAGGGTGTTCCTTGCTCTGTTTGCTACACTATGGTATACTACTTCACCGCTTAATAGCATTGCACCATCTCAAATATGGGAACCAAACATAGTTGAGACTAGGGCTGCACCAGACTATTACAAACCTCTTGAATTTGACAAAGTAAAATATACATCAGCAGATGTTCTCTGTCTGG